GTCAAAGACAGCAGCATTTCAATTCCTCGACCTGCGGGAAAATGGACAAAAGCCGGAGAGATTCTGGCAGAATCCTATTCCCTCGCATGGCGAGTTCTTGATGCACAATACTGGGGAGTGCCCCAGCGAAGAAAACGGATCTTTCTTGTCGCAGATTTTGACGGAGCAAGTGCCGGAAAAATACTATTTGAGTCCGAAGGCTTGTCAGGGTATTCTGCGGAGAGCCTCCGTGCGTGGCAAAGAACTGCCGGAAGTGCTGCGGACAGCTTTGGAACGGCAGGCTTGTGCTTGTGTGACCAGGGCGGAGAACGCATAGACATTCTGAAAGAACGCACTGCCACCCTTCGTGCAGAAGCCCATCATCCGCCTTGTGTACTGGAAAATCATCCTGCTGACAGCCGGCTTCAGATCTCTGAGAACGGAAAAGTACAGACACTGACTTCCAGATGCGGAACCGGTGGCGGAAATGTTCCGCTGTTGATGGATACGCCGAAAACGCTGAAGATTCGCTGCGGAAAAGCTGGCGGTGGAAAAGGCAGTCTGATACAGGAAAACAAATCTGCTACGCTGTCCTGCAACAATAACCAGACTGTGTTTCAGCCGAAAGCATACGGCATCAGTTCCTTTTCCAGCAATGCCATGCTTTCCGGTAATCCACACAGTGGCATTTATGAGGCAGATACTTCCCGTACTTTGGACACCAGCGATCAGTCACCAGCAAAAAACCAAGGCGGTATTGCTGTGCTGGAAAGTTATGCTTTGCAGGGTTCAATGATTGGTCGGTCTGACCAAAACGGACCGCAGGGCGGCGGTGTCAACAAAGATGTCGCTTTCACTTTGAATGCTACCGACCATCATGCAGTGTATGCTGCTTCTACGGAAAATTTCAGCGGTGCATTTCGGGAAACGACCCCTACACTGCTGACACGGGACCACAAAGACCCCAGTATCGTTTCCAGCGGTTATGCGGTTCGCAGACTGACACCGCAGGAATGTGCAAGACTGCAGGGATTTCCGGATCAGTGGTGCAGTGACCTGGCATCGGAAAATCCCACAGAAGAAGAAATCGACCGATGGGCAGCTATTTTTGAAGAATACCGAAAAGCGGTAAAACCGGAGAGCCGTCCCAAAAGCCGAAAGATGGTACAGAAATGGCTGCAAGATCCATATCGTGATGCAGCAGAATACCGCCTTTGGGGAAATGGCATCTGTCTGAATGTAGCTGTTTTTGTGCTTGCCGGAATCGTCTGGGCAGATTTGTGATCTGTTACAAATGACAGCCGAAACATTCTACACATCTCACAGTTGCTATCTGTGGAAAAAAGAGTTAACATATGTACTGCCGAAAGGCAAATCACCGAAAATCGGGAGGAAAACATATGATAATTGCATTTGGACGGGCTGGAAATGAACGAAAGAAACTGGCGTGGGCGGTAGCCATGATCATTGGAACAACAGCAGAATATCAGTATATGCCCACCTGTGCCTACCAAATCGGTGAATGCTACACTGTTACCAAGTCCGGTAATCTGGAAATCAGCGACCAAGCCGACCGTGAGGAAACAGAACGGCTTCTTGCCGAACTGGAGAATCAGGGCTATGCTGTTCCGGACACATCAGAACTGGAATCTAAAGGCTTGACTGTGCAGATGCCAGCTGATTTCTTCACGGAGCATACACTGGGCAATCTCCGGCAGATCTGCGAAAACAAGGCTGCCCTTTTTCAGACTGCTTTTCAAACCGATTCACTGGACATCATTCCATCGGATGAAAAGGTGGAATTTCCGTGGTTCATGGTCGAACAGGACGGTGATGCAGATGCCTACTGCACTTTCATTTCCATGCTCTGCGAATTTGCCAAGAATCAGAGCCGCATCAACCGCAAGCCGGACACCTCCGACAATCCCAAGTACACCATGTGGTGTTTCCTGATTCGTCTGGGAATGGTGGGAGCAGAATTCAAGGCGGCAAGAAAGGTCATTCTTCGGCATCTGTCCGGCAATTCCGCATTCAGAAAGGTTGGTGATACTGATGCAATTTCCGAGTAAATCGTATCTGGAGCAACTCCGAAAGCAGTATCCAAAGGGAACAAAATTACAGCTGATTTCTATGCGGAATGAAACATATCCGATTCTTCCCGGAACAGTTGGTGTGGTCACGCACATTGATGATGCGGGCAGCATTCATATGCGGTGGGAGAATGGTTCTTCCCTTGCCCTGATTCCCGAAATTGACAGTTTCCAGACCGTATCCGAGGCAAAAAAATAAGGCGAAACCTCCTCCATTATACAGTATGTTACCATACAATCGCAAGGATTGCAAGGGTGTATTCTACACAATCTTTTGCCCGCATTTTCTGTAGATTTAGCCGCTTGCTATCTCCTCCGTTTAGAGTTAATATGGTTACAACAAAAGG